CTCTTCCGATCTGACATTATTGACAGTGTCCTCGTAAGCTTCTACGAGTTTAGCGCGAATAGCGGTTACATCACGATTGTGCTGAACCATTTTTCCAGTCAACATGCCCATCTTCCATTCGCTCATGTGAACAGCCTCTTTGTAAGAAAGGCCTTTTTTCAAAAACATACGGAGAAAGCTTGTGTATTTAATCATTACTTAATCCTATACAAAAGAAAAGCAAAAACATGCTTGCCCCAGAAAATATCTAAAGTCCATTTTTTACTAGAACTTGTACGCCACAAATCTATACCATAAGAGCATTCTTGGGTAACGTAATGCCGATACGTCATTTATTTTGTCCTAGGTTTTTAGCGTGTTTTACAAATACAGGATATAGAGCAGGATTGATAGCACAAGCTAACATTAGTAGACCTGTGCTTAACCAAAAGATAGGCAGTGAGATTACTAGTTGAATAGTTTTTAATACTAACTTCATAGTTGTTCTCCATTTTCAATCTTTTTCCTACGAGTAACTGATTTGCTTTCGCCTTTGAAAATGCTCTCAGCCCAAGCAGCCTCTTCTGCATAGTAATCTGCTTCACCTGTGATAAGGGCGATTGCTTTGCAAATAGGGCAACGAGTAGAGTGCGTCCAGTACTCTGGGTTATGCTTAGTCCCTAACAGTTGAACAACATCAGCAAGTAGCACATACTCACCGTCGGGAGTTTCATCCATGCCAGCGTAATAATGCTCGTATCTCTGTAGGCTCATTTGTTTTATTCCTTTCGTAGAACCCCTACGCAGAATCGAACTGCGGTTAGGAGGGTAGAAACCTCCGACATAACTCCATTATTAGGGGCTAAAAGTCCTCTGCTTCATACGCATCAATCATACCATTTGCTTCGACTCTACGCCAGTGTCCCCTAGTCATGTGGCAGTTTGAGCAAACTAAATCACATTTTAACATTTCTGCTTTTACAACGTGAATGCTTTGTGTAACATCTTTATATTTAGAGATATTGAACTTTTTTTCAAACTCTGGACGGTGGTCATACTGCATTACATAGTATGGATAAAAATTACCACAATCTGCGCAAGGATTAGTTTCTTTTGAGTGACGAATAAACGCATCAATAGCTTTTCGATGGGTGGTCGCACGAGCACGAGTATCCGCTTTACCATTAGGAGTGGTGTGGTAAGCAATAGTCCCATTAGAAGCTCCCGTAGCAGCTTTAATTTGAGAGTAGCTGTACCCTTTTTCCCTAAGTTCTTTAATCTGAGGTCCCAAAGATTTTTTTTCCATAAGTTTCCTTGTAGTGTGTGTGATTTTAGTGTATTTGTTTAGAAGCAAATTTGTCAAGTAGTTTGCCATACTAGTTGTATGGCTTTTACTTCAGAAAAGTGCGGTACCTATGCAGGGTACAACTCACACAATTACTACAAGGTCGCTGTATGCGAGCCTTGCCGTGTAGCTTACCGTGATTACTCCAGTTCTTGGAGAAAAACTATGCCAGAAAGTTCTGTAAAAAATAACCGTAAAGCTCAGGAACGCTATCGTAAAAATAACTTTGATAAAAATACCGCACGTGTTATTGATTTTTTTGAAAAAAATCCAGGAAAACGTAAAGAATATTACTCTAATTGGAGGAAAAGTAACTACGCCAAGGCACTAGAAGACGGCAGGTTGAAAGAGCACAAACGCAGAGCTCTAAAGCTGACTAATGAACATATAAGCTATTCTGAAGAGCAAGTTTTAGTAAAATATGGTATTGACTGCCATGTATGTGGGCATGCTATCGATATGACAGCACCTCGTAGAGTTGGAGTAGAAGGGTGGGAACTAGGACTTCATCTAGACCATTTAGTTCCTTTATCCCGTGGGGGAGGGGACCTACTCTCTAACATTCGTCCTGCTCACGGTATTTGCAACCTCAAAAAGAACGTGACTGTTATGGAACTTCAAAATGAGTAGTAAAAATAACGAATTTGAGTTACAGAAACCTTTGCATAAAAGGACTGATACTGTGCTGTTTGATTTAGACGGAACTATTGCTGAAAACATGAAATACGAAAAACATCACAAAGCTAAACATGGTAAACACCCTAAGTTTGCTCAAGAAGCACTTGAAGTAGGTGTCAATGAAGACATTGCAAATAAAATGCGAGCTGCTAAATCTAAAGGTGAAAATGTAGTCATTCTTACTGCTCGTAGTGCTCACTATAGGGAAGAAACTAAAAAGTGGTTACATAAAAACCACATCCCTTATGATGCTCTTGTAATGCGTCCTACGGATGATAAAGAAAAAGACAAAAAACTTAAAAGAGAACTTTTAGAAGAAGATGTTCTTCCTAAGTTTGATGTTAAAGAAGCATATGACGATAAAAAAAGAAATCGTAAAATGTTTGAAAGTTTAGGCATAAAAGCCAAAGGGGTTAAATAATGTGTGCAAATTGCAGAAGCTCTAATCAAGGAGCTTATGGTGAAGAATCTAATTTAAAAGCATCTCCGTTTACTAATAATCTTGGGTCACAAAGTGGTTCTGGGTCTGTAAATGAAACAGACCTAAACAATGCACAAGATGTGCACTTTGAAGGAATTAAGGCAACTTCTGGTGGAAACAAAAACATTGGTAAAGAAGGATTTGGTAGTTAATGTCTGCTCCTCTTTCAGGTCAGTTTACGGATAACATGCCTCAAGCTACTGGGCAGTTTGCTGCTCCAAATGTAGACATTGCTCCCAGAGGAGTTACCAGAATCGTTCATGATGGCCCTGTGTATGTAGGTAGAGCAGGAATTTATTGGGATGAAATGCCTGCGCTTATTTCAGGACAAAATAGATTTGCAGGATTTAGCACTCTTACTGGTGTTCCAGAAGGAACTCCACTAGAATCAAACATGGGTAAAGTTGGTGGAGGACCTGCTACCGCAGAATCTGATTTTGGAGAAACTCCAGCAACTACCACTGGCATGTCTCAAGGTGGGACAGCCGCTTATTAAAAGGATAAGAATGACTGCTCTAACTGCACTTGGTGCAATTAACAAACTGAAGTCTTATGAGGGCAAACCACGTAAAGCTCTTCCATGGCTTCCTACTGTATGGGCACAGGGTCACGAGTATGACTGTGCTGCTGCTGTATCTTACGTTTTGGGTATCAAGCCTGAGATTGTTTCATGTGGCGACATTGTTGACTACTTCAAGCACAAGAAGGCTTGGTTTACCACTGGTGTGCCAGTAGCTGGTGACATTGTTGTTTTTGACTGGGAGACCGCAAATAAGAACCCAAAGGCTACTATGGGTGCTGGGACCATTAATCACGACCACGTTGGCATCGTAATCAAGGCAGACAAGAATGGTGTATGGGTTGTTTCAGCTGACTCAACCACTCCAACTCCTGGACTTGTTTCAGAGTATGGTCACGCTATCAGTTACCACTATGTTTTGGGCTATGGTCGCCCAGTTTACACTAAGTAATGATTAAACGCCAACCACTTAAGCCAAACAATCGTCCTATTGCACGATTGTTTACTAAAACTGTGTCTGCAGTAAAGCCAAAATCTTGGGCTAAAGACCAAAGCGTATTTTCTTATTTACGTACAGGTAGACCTGCTCAAGATGATGGTGATAGTGGTGGCGGTTATCGCATTATGTAATAATTTAGCCTGTATAAAAGTCCTTTATAAGACACAATCTTATAGAGGACTTTTATTTTTTTAAGGAGACGTAATGTCTAAGTTTATCCTTACCCCTGCAGTAAAAGCAGCAATCTTTTCGTATGTAGAGGCAGCAATTGCTTCTGCAGTAATCCTTATTATTAACGACGCTCAAGCTCACGTACCGCTAGTTCCTGTAGACCTTTTCTGGGCACTTGCTGGTGGTTTGCTAGGTCCTCTAACTAAGTTTATTAACCCATTAGACAAAGCTTTTGGTATTGGCGCTATCAAAGTTCCAGATGCTCCAGTAGCCAATAACGAAGTAACCGCAGCTATTGCAGACGCAGTAGCTAAAGAAGTAACTGACAAACTAGAAGCTGCAGTTACTCCAACCCTTGATGCAGTAGCCCCTAAAGTAGCTGACGCAGTAGCTCCAGTAGTAGATGCTGTAACCCCAGTTATTGAGGCAGTAACCAACCCCACTCAGTCAAACTAACTACTGGATAGGTATACTATATGTCGAATCCAGTGGACTGGTTACAAGTTGACGCAACAATTGGTGTAGCAATTACGATTGTTGGAGGAACCGTGGGTTTCTTTAGATGGATTAGCCGTAGAATTCGTCAATTCGAAGGCAAATGGGACTTGTTTATGCGTGACTGGCAAGGTGAAGCACCTGCACCTGGTAGAGATGCTGTTCCAGGAGTTATGGAACGTTTAAACAAAATTGATGGTGAGCTTAAACACAACGGTGGCTCTACTATGAAAGATGCTATAAAAAGAATTGAAACAAAACTAGAAAGAATTGACTCTCGTATTGAAAAGGGAGATGCAAGGTTTTTAGAGGGTGCAGAACGTTTTGAAAAGATAGAATCTGAAATAGAAGAATTAAAACGAGGTAACAAATGAGTATTTCAAATACAGGCATGGGTGGTGCTGTTGCTACTGTTGGAAGTAAGTTAGGTGACTGGCTTACTGGTCCTAACAACACTTGGGCTACTTTAAAGGCAATTGAGCTTGAACATCACCTTGGGTCTTTACGAGACCAGCAAAAACATGCAAATAATTTAGAATTAGAAAAACTAAAAATTGCTGGAAGAATTGTTGAAACTACGCACAAAGCAGCTGCTGGGTCTAAAGGTAAGATTGCCGAAGCACGAGCAAATCAACGTATCCACATGCGTAACGCTCAGTTTGCTTTAGACAACTTAGATAAGGGCGTTGCTTACAATAATAGAAATTTAAGCGTAAACCCTGTTACATCTTCTTTTTCAAAACCTACTTTACCTATTAGTCCTGAACAAAAAGCTATTCACGACCATGTTTCAAAGATTTACAACTCTGGAATTAAAAAACAGTCTACTATTGATGCTAACTATGCAAAAGTTCTTGCGTTGCACGGTGGAAATAAAAGAAAAGTAAATGACTTAATTAGACTTCGTGTAGCAAGTCACTACCCAGGAATTTCAGTTCCAGTTAGAAAATAAAAGGAAATAACATGCCAACTTGTGCAAACTGCTCAGAAGTAGCACTATACACTTACCAAGTAGCTGATGGTTACAACATCAACTATTGCCAAGCTCACCTACCTAGATTCCTATTCTCTCGTAGAGATGCAGGACTTCTACCTGTAGTAAGTATTGAGCCTGTAGTTGAGCCTACTCCTGCACCTAAATCTAAAAAATCAGCACCAGTAGACTCGCCTGTTGAAGAAACTGCGGTAACTAGCGATGCCGTTAATTAGAAAATTTGCCATACAAGGACATGCGGTTCCTAGTGGACCGCATTCCCCACGTGGACCTTTTCCACGAGAGATTTATGCACAATCTCCTGTGGTTTACCCAGAATACACCTCGGACTCTTTACATGAAGCACTAGATGACGTAAGAATGTTCGTTTGCAACTTTTGTGGAGAAGTACTTTATGAAGATGAAGTAGAGCTGCACAATTGTGATAATGAAAAATAAAGTTTCCCAGTGCACGGGAAAGTAACAAAAACAAACTCTAGAGAAAGAAATAAATTATGAGCCTAGGAAATGGAACCACTGTAAGTGGTTTAGGAACCAAGACTACAAATAGCAACCACACCCTAGATGACAAGGGCAACGTTCAAGTTGACTTTGTATGGGGTAACATGTCACGTCAGCCTAATGACTTGCGTACCACTCTTACTGACACTGCAACAGCAACTACCACTACTGACCCAGTAACTGGTGGTGTAGTTCGCCTTGTCCCAGGTAAGGACAACCACGACATCATTCTTGGTGCTTGGAATGGCTACCCATCATACACCCCAAATGACCCAGGTGAGTTTACTCAGACTTCTCCTGTGTATAGCACCACTACTGGTCTTGCCAGCAACACCCCTTACATCGTTGTACCTAACGTTCTAGGACTAAATGCTGGTACTACAGACATCACTGTTACCCTAAACGGTGCAAGCACCACCCTATACGCTTACTCAGCTCAGGATGGTCTTCGTGACGCAGGTTACCAGAACGCTAACATTCTTGTTAACGGTACTAGCCAGACTAACACCGCAATTACTGTAACTGGTATTGCTCGTACCGCTGGTTCAACCACCGCAGTTCTGACTGCTACTGGTGCAGGTGCTCAGTACCCAGTAGGTACCAAGGTAACTGTTTCATCGCTTGTTTCGCCAAACACTGAGTTCAACGGTACTTGGACTGTTATTGCTAACGCAACCAACAGCATCTCAATTACTTCACTAAACTCAACTGTTGTTTCACAGACAGGTTTGACTGGTTCGGTTGTTGGTGTAACTGGCACTGTATTCTCACAGAGCGTTGCTCCTGCAGCTAACAGCATCACTGGTTCGGCAAACATCACCATTACCAAGTTTGCTTAATAACTAAATAATCATGGCAGTTAACGCAGGCGTTCCACCAGAGGGCTGGTCAAGCTCAGAGGTGCAACGCCTGCGTTCTGCTTGGGATAATAGTGGTGGGCCTCCATTAAGACGCCCATCTTATGACGTGTATAATCCTAAAGAAATTGAAGATTATGAAGATAAGTTTAGAAGTTATTTAGATGAATCAGGAAATGTAGTTCAAGAAGAGTACGCTTCTCCTGAAGCACCTGCTAAACTAATTCAAATACCTACTTCTTCGTTAAATGCAGAACGACCTAGAACAGTTGCTGCTGGATATGACGAAACTCGTGGAGTTATGACCGTAGTATTTAGGGATGGCACAGTTTATAACTATTACAGCGTAACACCAGATGAATGGTTGGGTTTTTACGGTTCTTTGTCTAAAGGTCGTCCTTGGCTAAATAAAAAAAGTAAAACACAAGGTTCTGATGGTTTATTTATCTCAAAACCTCAAGGGCCTGCTGATTTAACAGGAATAAGTACTGCTGACTTAAAACTATTTTACTCTGTTTCTAGAAACGCTCAAGTTAGATATTCAACTAAAAGAATGTATAGGGCTTCTGCAGGTTCAGGAAAAACTACACTTACTCCTAGAGTTAGAAAAAATGTACATAGCAGGTCGAAACTCTCTCCTAATAGAAGAAACGCAAAAGGTAAGTAATATAAATAAGGAACACATGCCCAAGGTACACGAAATAGGTAAAAAACATTTTTTGCAAATACTTCACAACTATAAAGTTCAGTGGGGAAGTAGAGTAGTTGTAAAAGGAACTACTCAAGAAATTGAGCCTCCATTTAGAACTGCAACTCCCTTTATCCTAAGACTTCCTTTTAATAAAGCATTAGTATTAGGTAAATGGTCAGGTAAAATAAACGATGAAACATATGCACTAAATTTAGCGATACAAGGACGAGTATTAACAGATGAAGATTTTCAAGAAGGCTGGACAGCCCCAGCTTACCAAAATACAAAAAAGAGTAGCTAGTTTATCCACCCCTGAGTTAACTAGTTGGGTAGAAAATTCTTTGTTCGTAATTGGTAAAGAAATTACCCACCATCAAAAAACTAGAAACATAGAAGCTTTGTATGAGATGGAACTTGGTGCAGAAGCATTACTAGCTATTGTGCAAGAGTTAAAGAAACGAGCAGAGTATGAGCTTCGTTGATGAAAAACAACAGTTTGAAGAAATTACCCCAGAGTATTTTGCTGAAGGTCATCAACAACAGTTTGAAGAATTTGAAGAAGATGTTCTCGATGAACTAACCCAAGAATTTGTTGATGGGTTAATTGAAAAAATTGTTAAATTCATGGTTGTTCTAGTGGGACACCCACTTCACCCTTATCAACTTCCTTTGGCTAAAAGAATGATTGAATCAGTGTTGATTAATGATGGTGAAGAAATTACCGCATTAGCAGCTCGTCAGTCAGGTAAATCTGAAACAGTAGCAGATACGGTAGCTACTTTAATGGTTTTATTACCTATTTTGGCAGGAAGATACCCAGAACTTTTAGGTAAATTTAAAGATGGGTTATGGGTAGGATTGTTTGCTCCTACTGAGGGTCAGGCAGAAACTTTGTTTGGAAGAACAGTTACTCGATTAACTTCTGAAAGAGCTAGAGAAGTTCTTGGAGACCCAGACATTGATGATACCGCGGCTCGTGTTGGTGGAGTAACTAAAACTATTAAACTAAAACGTTCTGGGTCAACTATGACAATGATGACAGCCAACCCTAGAGCAAAGATTGAATCTAAGTCATTCCATCTTATTGTTATTGATGAGTGTCAAGAAGCAGACGATTTTGTGGTAGCTAAATCTATTTCCCCTATGTTAGCGTATTACGCTGGTACAATGGTAAAGACGGGCACTCCAACAACTAGTAAAAATAACTTTTATAAAGCTATTCAGTTAAACAAACGTAAACAATCTGGTAGAGGTGTTCGTCAAAACCATTTTCAATGGGATTGGCGTGAAGTAGCTAAAGTTAACCCTAACTACGCTACCCACATTAAAAAAGAAATGTTGCGTATTGGTGAGGATTCCGATGAGTTCCAGATGTCGTATAACTGCAAATGGCTTCTTGAACGAGGCATGTTTGTTACAGCTTCCATTATGGATGAGTTGGGTGACACTTCACAAGAGCTTGTCAAATCATGGCACAGCACCCCTGTTGTGGTCGGAATCGACCCTGCTCGTAAAATGGACTCCACTGTTGTCACAGTTGTCTGGGTGGACTGGGACAGACCTGATGAATTTGGCTATTATGACCACAGAGTTCTCAACTGGCTTGAGCTCCAAGGCGATGACTGGGAAGAGCAGTATTTCCAGATTGTTAACTTCCTTCAAAACTATGATGTTCTCGCAATCGGAGTAGACGCTAACGGTGTTGGTGACGCAGTAGCTCAACGTTTAAAGATTCTTATGGGACGTGCAGAAGTAATTTCTTTGACGTCTTCTCCAACAGAGCAGTCCAGTAGATTTAAGCATTTACAAGCATTAATCCAAAGAGGTATGTTGGGGTATCCTGCACATGCTAAAACTAGAAGACTTCGTGTATGGAAACGTTTTTACCAACAAATGACGGATGCCGAAATTCAGTACAAAGGACCAAACTTTATGGTGTCCGCCCCTGATGAAGCTTACGCTCACGATGACTTTGTGGATTCATTAGCTATTGCTTGTTCATTAACTAAAGAGTTAACAATGCCCGAAGTTGATGTTAGTAGTAATCCATTTTTTTAGCAACAAAAATAGTAGACAGTAAGTCAAACTATTAATTGAAATTCGAATTTCACCCAATACTAAGGAGTTACAATGGGTATTGCACCTGCACCCCAGTTCCCAGAACGTGCCCCACAAGCTTACGAGCTAAAAGGCGCTATGAACCCAGAGCGTCGTGGACCACTACGCTTTGAAGAAGGTATCGCTACCGATACTGACGTCCCTAACGACTTTGAGACTGGAATCATGAACGGCTTTGCTGCTGCTCCTGGTCGTCCAAACCGCAACGCTCCAGTATGGCAGAAGCCAGCTGCAGAGACCCTATCAGAGCGTGCTCACGTAGGTTCAGCTTCATGGATTGAAGCACCAACCTTCTTGGGTGAGTTTGCTCACGGTTCGTTCTCGCAGAATGCAGAGCAGATTGTTGAAACCAAGATTGTTACTGGTGGACGCACTGCCCGACTAAACGCAACCGTAGTAAACGATTAATAACGTTTAGCACTCTGCCCCTACTTTATTCGTATAGGGTAGGGGTAGAGTCATTGGTTGAGGAGCAAAAATGGCAGATGTACCTACAAATCAGTCCCTTTATGCGCTGGTTGTAACTCAAGCTAAAGCTAAGTATAGAATCTACCCTTCCCCAGGTGCTTCGCACTGGGTTCACCGTCGCTACCTTGAGCTAGGCGGTAAGTTTGAAGATTCTGAAAAAATTGCTCTTAAAAAAGAAATGATGCAAAAAGCTAAAGAAGCTGCTGAAAAAGCTCATGGAAATAAAAATCTTAGTAAAAAAGAATTTGCTGAGAAAAAAGCTAAACTAGAAGCTGCTAAAAAGAAAAAGTCTGGAGATAAGAAGTAATGTCTTTCTTAGACTTTTCTCCCCCAAGTTATAGGGCCGCATCTTCTGACCTTACTATCTCTATTTCACCTCTTGGTCTAGTAGAACTTGCAGACGAAGAGTTTGAGGTGCATGGTCCTCGCTTAAACAGGTATAGCCTTAACTGGGCCATGTACCTAGGCCACCACTGGGGTTACCGTAGAGAACAAGGCGAAATGCAAATTTCTCTTAACTACTACAGAGCTTTTCTAGACTATATTGCAAGATTTACTTTTGGTAACGGAGTTCATTTCCGTAGCCCTAAAGCCACTGAAGCTATCATTCCTGACCGCTTAGAGCGAGTGTGGGAAGTAGACAACGATAAGCAGCGTATCCTTTTAGAAATGGCACAACTTGGTGGCATTACAGGAGACTGTTTTGTTAAGGTTGCTTACGAAGATGCTTGGGAAGATAGCATTGGAAGAATGCACCCAGGGCGTGTGCGTATTCTTCCTTTGAACTCAGCGTTTTGTTTCCCTGAGTTCCACCCACATGACAGAACTCGTCTTCTTCGTTTTAAGCAGAAATACCGTTTCTGGGGTACCAGCCTAGAAGGTACTCGTCAGGTCTTTACTTATACTGAAATTTTGACTGATGACGTTATCGAAGAGTATGTTAATGACGAGCTTATTGACAGCAGACCAAACCCACTAGGCTTAATTCCTGTAGTTCACATCCCTAACATTCCTGTATCAGGTTCTCCTTGGGGTCTTTCAGATGCTCACGACATCATTACAATTAACCGTTCATACAATGAAATCGCTACTGACATTGCTGACATCATTAACTACCACGCTGCTCCTGTTACCGTTATTATTGGTGCTAAAGCTTCTAACCTAGAAAAGGGTGCAAAAAAGGTTTGGGGTGGTCTACCTAAGGATGCT